CAACAGCGGCACCACCGCGAAAATCTATCGGAAGGTCAGCGCCCTGTTTGAGCAGGGCAAGACCACACTCGCAGACACCCTCATCCGCAAGGTCAAAATCGCCGGCATCGCGCCCCCCACCGGGCAGGACGACGGAGAGAAGGCGGAGGCCCTCATCACTGCCATCGAGACCCTCCGCCAGACCGACGACGACTGGTATATGCTGCTCACCGACCAAGACGGAGACGACTACGTCAAAGCTCTTTGTGCGTGGGCGGAGGGCACGGAGCCGACAGAGGCGGAGCTCGGCGCAGGCGAGGAAGACCACCGCAAATTCTACTTCGGCCAGACTGACAACCTCTCTCTGGCTGTCAAGAACCGCCGGTGCGCCCTCATCTACACCGACACCGAGAACCTCGATGAGGAAGCGGACGCCGCCTACCTCGGCAACGTCGGCCCCTTCTACCCGCAGAGCGTGACGTGGAAGTTCAAGGTGCCGCAGGGCATCACCATGCCTGCAATCACCAGCGCCCAGAGAGAGGCCCTCGAGGAGGCAAACGTCAACTTCCTCACGGAGGAGTACAAGAAGCAGTACGTCAAGAACGGCGTCTGCTGCGACGGAGAATTCATCGACAACCAGCTCGGCGCAGACTACATCGCCAGCTACATGAGGGAGGAGCTCTACGCCGTCCTGCTCGAGAATGCGAAGGTGCCCTACACCGACGCAGGCTTCGCGCTGGTGGCCGGAGCCGTCTTCGCGACCCTCAACCGGGCCACCGACCTCGGCATCATCGCCAGAGACCCGGAAAGCGATGCAGGCGTCTTCTCTGTCGTCGTCCCGAAACGGGCCGATGCCACGGATGAGGAGGCCCGCGCCCGCCAGATGCCGGACATCACTTGGGAGGCCCTGCTCGAGGGCGCTGTCCACCGCGTCAAGGTGGTAGGCACCCTGCGGGCCACCCTCACCGCGTAAGTGAAAGGAGGAACACACCATGCCGGAAGTCAGCACCTACGACCCCAAGAAGGTCACTGTGTCCGTCGGAGGCCGGGTAATCACCGGCTTTGCCGCAGACGGCGTCGTAACCCTCACCCACAATGAGGACGCCGTCACGCCCAGCGTGGGGGCCAAGGGCGACGTCGCATACAGCGAGAACGCGAACAACAGCGGCAACGCCGCTCTGCCCCTTATGAGCACGTCTTCGAGCCTTGCGTACCTGCGCGAGATTTGCGCGAAGCGGCGTCCCGTCCGCTTCTCCGTTTCGGACGTCAACGACGCCGACGCCATCCAGGTCAGCGAGGAGAACTGCCGCATCCTCAAGATGCCGGACACCCCCAGAAGCAAAGACCCCACCACCGTCACCGTCAACGTCTACATCCCCGACCTCAACTACCGTTAAGGCGGGGATTTAGATGGCAAAGAAGAACTGGCCGGAAAGGCCGAAATCATTATCAGAAAGGGGCTACCGAAAGTATATGGCTCGTCAGAAAAAGGTAACTGTCAACGGAACCGAATTCACCCTGCAGAGCGTTTCTCCGTCGTGGTACTACGAGACCAACGATGAGTGTGGGAACACCGGCAGCGGAAAGCGCAAGAGCGCGGAGTACATGGACAGGATGTTCAAGAACTGCGTCATCGCGCCCGCCGAGGTGAGAAACGAAGGCATGGCCTACTTCGATGAGAAGGATGACCTCAAGACCCCGGAGGGGCTCATCAAGGCCATCGAGAACTTTCTTCGAGAGTGAGGCCAGCGTAGCCGCAGCGCAGCGGCGGGCCCGGCGGAACAGGGAATTCTGGTGCATGGTGTTCGCCGGCAGCGGCATCACCTACTCCGAGCTCAAAGAAATGGACTTGAGAGAGTACCGGGAAGCCGTCGAGGCCCGCTTGCTGTGGCAAGGAGAATGGAACCCCAACAGAAAGAAATAGCCGTCCCTTCGGGGGCGGCTATTTCGGCATTTAAGGAGGTGAAAACTTGGCAGACGCAAGAGACCTCACCTATGGCGTAGGCTTCCAAGCGTCGGACGCCTTGAACGCCATCGAACAGATGGAAAGCGGCCTCGGCGACGTTGATGAGGCTGTAGACCGGGCAGAGGCTGGGGCACAGTCTTGCAGCCGCGCAATCAGCGACATGGGCGCGGCAGGCGCGGACGCAGCACGGGACGCCGGAGCCGCCGCCCAGAGGATGGGAGCAGACTTCGACGACGCCGGGGACGATGCGAGCGACAGCTTCCGAAAAATGGGAGCGGAGGCCGACAGCTTCGGCGCGGCCTTCAAGAAGACGATGGCAGCGGGCATCCAGAGCGGACAGTCGCTTGCCAAGAGCTTCCGCACCGGCGTTTCCGGGGCCTTCGCCTACACCCAAAAGCAATTCACAGGCTTCAAGAACGACGTCACAAAGGGCGCAAAGGCCATAGGAACGGCCTTCACCCATCCAATACAGACCATAAAGGGGAAACTCGTTCAAGCCCTTAACGGGGCCGCAGACGCGGCTGACGACGTAGAGGATGAGGCCAAGGACGCAGAGCGGGCGCTCGACGACATGGGCGCGGAGGGCAGCGACGCAGGCAACCAAGTCAAGGACGCCATCAAAGGGGCGCTCGCAGCCTTCTTGAGCATCGAAGCCATCCAAGCGGCCACCGACGCCATCAAGGAATTTGCCAGCGCCGCAGTAGAGGCAGCAAAGCTCGGGGAGAACACATCCGCGAAGTTCGATAACCTGTTCGCCGGCACAGACGTCGGAGAATGGGCCGACAACTACGCGGACGCCGTTCACCGCAGCAACACGGAGGTGCAAGGCTTCCTTGTCAGCAACCAAGCTCTCTACACCAACCTCGGCATCACAGACGACGCGGCGGCGGAGCTGTCCAAGACCACCACGTCCCTCGCCTACGACTTCGGCAACGCCTTTTCGATGGATGACACCGAGGCCCTCACCCTCATCCAAGAGGGCATCCAAGGAAACGGCGAGGCCCTCGCAGAGTACGGCGTCAAGCTGGACGAAGCGACGGTCAAGGCACAGGCCATGAAGATGGGGCTCGGGGAGAACATCGACGAAATGGACGAAGCCACCCTCGCGCAAGTACGGCTCGCCTCCATCCTCGAGCAGAGCTCCAAGGTGCAGCAGGCAGCCATCACACAGACGGACGGCCTCACCAACAGCACCAAGAGCCTCAACGGCATCTGGACGAATTTCATGGAGGACGCCGGAGGGAAGTTCACCCCCGTCATCGAGCAGTTCCTCAACACCATCATCGAGGCGTGGCCGACCATCGAGCCCATGCTCCTCGGCCTCGTCGAAATGCTCTCGGAGGGCCTTTCGCAGGCCATGCCGGTCATAATGGAGCTCGGGCAGGCCCTTTTGCCTGTCCTCACGGATGTCCTCGGCACGGTATTCCAAGCCGCAATACCGCTCATCGACGTATTCGGCAGCCTCGCGCAGACCGTTTTGCCGCCACTGGCGAGCATCCTCGGCCTGCTGGTCGAGACCCTTATGCCGCCGCTGACGGAGATTTTGAACGTCATCATCTCGCTCATCGAGCCCCTTATGCCGGTCATTCAGAGCATCGCAGAGGCCATTCTCCCGCCGATTGCAGAGCTGCTCGGGCTCATCGCCCCCATCCTCGAAGCCCTTTCCCCTGTCCTTGAGGTCATCGGGAATGTTCTGGGCGTCATCGGGGACGTGCTCGGCACTATCATCGGCTGGCTGGCAGACGGCGTCGGAGCCGTCGTCAATTTCTTCTCCGGCCTTTTCGGAGGCGCGAAAGACAGCAAGGAGGAGGTCGAAGGGCTCAACGGAGCCGTCAACGGCCTGCAAGAGAGCGCGAACACGGAGGTCAGCCTCGCCGTCGATACGTCGCAGTACACCTCGGACGTTACCGGGGCGGCAACGGAGGCCAACGCCACCGCGCAGGAAAGCATCATCGAGACCAAGGACATCACAGACCTCAACCTCAAGACGATGGGCGCGGAGGCCAGCAGCACCTACGCCACGATGGCAATAGACGCCGAAACGGCATGGAGCCGAATGACGGCGGCTGCGGAGAGCGGGGCGAACGCCATCGTCGCAGCCTTCAACCGCATCGCCTCGGCGGCGGCCAGCGCGAGCAGCGCGTCCGTAAGCGTCGGCGTGACGTCCATTCCCGGAAACGCGGAAGGCACCGACAACTTTGAAGGCGGCTGGACGCGCATCAATGAGGAGGGCGGAGAGGTCGCCTTCCTCCCGCAGGGCACGGCCATCATCCCGGCGGACAAGAGCGAGCAGCTCATCGCCGGCGCATCGAGCAACATCAACTCCTCGAGCAGCTTCTCCCCGAGCCTCACCCTGCAAGTGCAGGGGAACGTAGACCAAGGCACCGCCGACAGCCTAATGGCGCAGGCGGAGGCCATGTTCCGGCGGCTCTACAAGGAGATGCGAGAGGAGGAGTACGACACCATGAACATCAAGAACGCCTACGCATAAGGAGGTGACAGCGCATGGCATACACCATCACGGGCCGGAAAAGCGGCTCGGTGCGGTTCGAGCCGGACACCATCGGTAACATCCAGAGCGAGGCCGTCTCTATGTCCAGCAAAGTCACCTCGAACCCCATCGAGAACGGCGCAGACATCAACGACCACGTCGTAAAAGACCCGGTCAAATTCTCCATAAGCGGCACCATCATCGGCGGCCAGCAGGGCCAGCAGACGCTACAAACCATGCGAGACCGCCGGGACATCGTAACCTACACAGGGCGCGTCCGCATCGCAAACCTCGTCATCACAAGCCTCTCTTTCGACTACGGGGCCAAGAACGCGAAGGGCTGCACCTTCAAGGTGTCCTTCCAGCAGGTCAACATCTCCTCCTCGGAGGTGGTCGAAGTCGGGGCGATGCCGATGATGACGCAGCAGGACACCGGGAAGCCTACGAGCTACTCGACAGCCCAGACCAAGAAAACCAGCAGCGACGGGCTCAAGACCACAGTGTCGGAGACCATTTCCAGTAGCGCCTACGCCGCCTATGTGAACAGCTACAACAGCAAACCGGCCAGCAGCAGCGGCCCCGCCACCAGAGCGACGGCCAGCTACAACGGCGTGAGCTGACGGAAGGAGGGCGGCTATGGCATTACAGCTTATCGACCTTGGAAACGAGGTCGAGGTCGTCGAGATTGATACGAGCAAGGTGCCCTACACCTTCTCCGTCAAGCTCACGGACAAGACCTATACTTTCACGGTCAAGTACAACGAGGCGGGGAGCTTCTTCACAGTAGACCTCGCCACCAGTGACGGGGAGCCGCTCGTCTACGGCGACATTGTTCGCTACGGGCGGCCCCTTTTCGGGAGCGTGGAAGACGAACGCTTCCCCCTCCCGGTCATCATCCCTCAATGCCTCACCGGGGAAGACATCGACACAGTGACGTTCGACAACTTCGGGAAGCAAGTCAAGCTGTACCTCCACGAGAGGAGGGTCGAGTGATGGACTTCTGGCTCCGCAGCGCGACCCTCCAAATCGGGGGGAACAGATACTCGATGGACGACCTCGCCTTCGACTTCGAGGTTCCGTTCGAGGACAGTGATGAGCTCACAACGGCCACCGTCAACGCCTACAACCTGTCGGCGAACACCCGGAACAGCATCAAGAAGGGAGACCCGGTCATCATCAATGCCGGCTACGAAGGAGACCTCGGCGTCATCTTCGTCGGGCAGGTGTCCGGCCTTTCCCACAAGCACAGTAGCACAGAATGGACGACCAAAATCACGGCCACGGAGGCCCTCGACCAATGGCTCACGGCACAGGTCAACAAGACCTACACCAAGAGCATAAAGGCGAAGGCGATGGTGCAAGACCTTCTCAACATCTTCGGCATCGAAGTCGGAACCTTTGAGCTCGCCATCGACAAGGAATACCCTCGCGGGAGGGTATGCAAGGGAAAGCTCAAGGACGTTTTGAAGGAAATCGTCGTGAGCGACTGCAAGAGCCGGTTCCTCATCCGCTGCGGGAAAATCATCATCAACAACCCGACGGACGGCGTGAACAAAGGCTACCTGCTATCGCCGGAGACCGGCCTCCTCCGCACGGATGAGGAAAAGGTCGTCATCGAGGTCGAGACCGACCTCGACACCAAGAAGACCACCGAGGAGAAGGACGAAGAAGCCCAAACCAAGAAGCGGAACAGCCTTCTCAACTACCACCTCGGCCCCGCCGACATCATCCGCATCCAGTCGAGCGACCTCAACGGGCAGTTTATCATCGTCCGGGGCACCCACAAGGGCAGCCAAAGCGGCGACTGGAAGACAGAAATCGAGGTGAGGCCCACATGAACACGCCGCAGTACAGATACGAGCAGCAGCAGAAGAAGAAAGCGGCAGAGGCCATCAACGTCGCCCAAATCGTCAAGGTCACGGCCTACGATGGTGCGAAGCAGACCGTCGATGTGCAGCCAATCTCCAAAAGGCTCGAGCAGGGAACCTACCAGAGCCAGCCTCCAATCCTCGGCGTCCCCATCGTGTGCGACAGGGGCGGAGGCTTCTCCAAGAAGGTCGCCTACAAGGCCGGAGACATCGGCCTCGTGGTCTTCTGCGACCATGACATCGACAACGCCGTGAGCAGCGGCACCGAGGGAGAGCCAAACACAGAGCGCAATCACTCGGCCACCGACGCCATATTCATCGGCGGCATCCTGCCCCG